TACTCCAAGCTCACAGAGCAAATCACATAGTATCTGCACGACTGTCCCGGAGTCGATCATATCCTCATCAAGAACTTTTTCCTGGTGCTTTGATACTCTTTTCCGGAAACAATCGAAAAGAGCTACAAGCTGACTTCTTCCAATCTTGGATCTATCGTCAAAAGCTGAAAATTTAGCACTCTCGCACAGCTTAAGAAAATCATATCTGCTCTTTTCCTTGATTTCTTTAACTACGGCCTCGTTGGCCAGCTCATGAGTCCAGACAGGCCTTCCCATGATATCCTCGATATATCTATGATATATTCTAAAATCTTCGCCTGATAACATTGTAATTCCGGTGTAAGCCATTACTATGGCGCATTCTTTTTTAGTCATATCGTTTTCTCACTTTCTGCCTTGTACTTGTCAAGAATTTCATCCACCAATCGTATTGCAGTATCTGTAATTGGTAACTGTTCTATCTCAGTTCTTATTTTATCAAGATCCCTCTTTTCCTCTATCTTCCTTATTTTTTCCGCGTCTTCTAATCCCTTTTCGTATCCATGCGCAAATGTCAGAAATCTTCTTCCTAAAAGAGCTAATAAGATATAAACGGGAATCAGAATAATAGCTATAATATAATCATGCATCTGAGGCCTCGCTTTCTGCTTTGTACTTGTCGATTATCTCAAGCACTTGCTTTTTAGCCTGTGAAAGTACATCACTAACAAGTTGCTCTATGTCCTTATCTCTTTTGCCTGTTATCGAGTACGCTACCCATATAGAACCATAATCGGCTATCTCTTCTCTTATCTTGTCAAGCACCCTTTCTTGCTTCTGATACTTGCGCATGGTAGCTGATATTTCCTTGTAAAAATCGCCATAAACCTCTTCTGTGATTGCGTCTGCGGTTCTAACACTTTTATCTTTACTTCTCGTAAATCCGCTTGCATCATCATATCTTTTGCATCTTACTCTACATCCATGTTCTTCTTCCTCGCAAAAGGTAATCAATTCATCTATCGTCATTCTTCCCTTCCCTTCAGGATCTTCCCGACCTCATCAACGGCCTTGCGATGCTTTTTGTATACCCAGTCAGGACTATAACTCATTGACTCTGCTATTTTGTTGATGCTCATATGGCCGATATACCGGAGCATTAAGATCGTGCGGTATTCTTCGGATTCGACCTGGTTGATAAGCTGCTCGATCTCTGCTGCCTTGTCCAGCTTCGACGAATAGAGATCTCTGATCTTGCGCTCGACTTCGAAGATCTCGCTTGTGAGCTTTTCAAGTTGATTTTCCGGCGATCCTTGGACTTTCTCCAGGTCGTATCGGATTCCGGATGGATATAGGCAGCTCTCAAGCATTTTCTTTTTGCTTAAGAGCCTTAAGATCTGCAAATCTATAACTCTAACCGCGTTAAGAATATCATGCGCTTCTTGATTCATGTTATCCCCCTCTCTTTTCACCTGATCGGATGCTCTTGACAGTAGAAAACTCCTTGCATCTGGCCGTAAGTTAGATTTTGTTCTCTTGCCAGCTCGTTAATCTCTGCAAGTGTGTTTTCTTTTGGCAGCTTCTTCTTTATCTTCTTCTGGATTCGATCCGAGTTGATCTTATCCTTGTATATCATCCAATATTCTCTTTGACGCGTGATATTTCGTTCGTGAGCGCATTCAGGCGAGCACGTTTTCGGTTTCCGCCCAAGCCCGGTATGCTCATAATATTTACCGCACACTTCGCATCTATACATCATTAGAAAAGCCTCCCTTGCTTTTTGTCGTCCTCTGCAGCCTTGTCAACGTCCTCAAATTCTGTGTATTTGCCTAAAAGCTCCATCGTCCAGCGCTTAGAGATCGGATCCTGTGTGTATCGGTATAGCTTGTATTTATCTCTGACCTTCTCGGCTCTGTATGGATAAGCTGAGAAGATCCTAAGATCTTTACCTACTTTCCACTCCATAAGGCCTCCTATTCTGACAAGTTGGCGATATCATCTATACATTTGTTATATCCGGCATCCTGACACATCTGGATTGATGCATCTATGAAGTTGTCAACATTTACCTTCTTGGGCTTTGGGAGCGCATGGAGCTTTGCGCGGCCTACAAATCGAGCGCCTAAAAGATTCGAATATGATATGCTGACTTCTGTTATATGTTCCGGCACATCTACCACGAGAATTTTTTTCATGTAAAATCCTTTCTTTTGTGAGAATTCTCACATCTAAAGCAATTTTTCAAGCCTCTCAGCTTCCGCTTTATGATCGCAGCATTCGCAAAGATTTTTTTCACGTCCAGAGCAGCGCCAACAGCCCGACAATTCAGCGTTTATGCGGTTTTTGACGTTTTCTCGTTCTCTATTAATTGACCTATCGACATACCACTGTGCGCTTGCGTGCGCCCTTCTGAGTGCCTTGGTGAAGTTAAAGGTAAGATTTACCATAGCGAAGCCTAAAAGCCCGTCTAGCCGAAAACTCGGCTAATTGAGCCGCCTTTCTGTAATATTCACTCTCCCATGCAAGCTGTCCGGCGATCTTTGATAAGCTTTCAGCCATCGGATTATCATGCACCCTTCGGATAATCTCTCCGGTCGTGTGCTCGTCAGACGTGAGCGGAATCCATAATCCGTCCTCTTCTGCCAGCTGCCTCAGCCCTGTCCCGAAGATCAAGTGATGTCTTGCCTCGGCTCTCTCGCCGTTTATGGCTGACCAATGTTCGTTTTCGACTATTACCGATCTACTTCCCATCGCTGCCCCTTTCTGCTCTGTAGATGAGCCCCTTCAATTTTGACGCTATAAAGCGCCAATCCTCCGCATGACTTAGCGGCTGTCCGTTCTTGCGTTTAAAGTCTCTTTGCTCCCAGGTCTTAAGATTTTTAATCCCTTGGATGATTAGTCCGTTCTTGCAACATATTCGGATTTCTGGTCGCGCGTTCTGGTTGATATGCGCTGCTGCCTCGCAGAGCGCTGCAATAAGCATCCCGTATTGATTACCATAACCGGAATCATATGTTCCATCTTGCCCGACCTTCTGGCCGTAACTGTTATATCCGATCCATGTCGCGTGAAAAGTTCCTTCTCTTGGTCTTGGACTACGAACGTCCGTCGATATATAGATATCTAGTCGCATATTATCCTCGCTATTGTGAGAATTCCCACATTTAAGCAAATTTTGGTCTTGGCTAACTCTTGACTAACTCTTGACTAACTATGGACTTTTAGGGTTCGTTTTCTGTCCAATAAAACGGACAGATTAAGCTACATTGCCATATTTATTAAAAACTGCGGAGTGTAAAGCTTCCCCGTCGTGCTTGTCTGGCCTTCCGGATCTCTGAGCGTGTCAGACTGAAATACAATAGCCGGAATCCCATAAAAAGAGCATTGCAGATAGCACATATAAACCGCTCTTATATCGATATCCTGACAGGTCGCCCTCATTTTGACCTGGTAATTAATTCCCTTGTTCTTCAGAGCCTCAGCAAAAGCTATAATATTGCCACCTCCGCCGCATGATGGCTCGTTGCAATTGTATAATTCTTCGTTCGGTGCCTTCTTAAGCGCCATCTGTGCCATCAATCTGCAGATGTTATACGGAGTAAAAAATTGACCTGTCCGGCTGCTGCCTAGCTCCAGATGCATATAGATATATCCGAGAATATCTTCCATTCCTTCTTCCATCGCATCTACCAAAAGCCCGTTAAGCTCAAAGAATTTTTCTATCTTGTCTTTGTGCTTTTGGGCAAGCTGATTATATGCATCTTCGCGATCTTGATCGAATACCACCTGATTAGCTACAGCTATAGCGAACATTGAGACCCAATCATCGAAGATCTGATAAACGGAATACTCCCCGGACATCTTCTGGATCATCTCTATGATTTTTTTCTTTTTATCTGACATACTTCCCGTGCTCATTTTCTAAGTCCTCATCATTGATATCTAAATATACTTGTGTTACTGCTATGTTTGCATGGCCTAAAAGCTTTGAAACTGTCATAAATGGCATACCGGCGCGAAGCGCGAAGGTCGCGCCTGTTCTTCGGAATCTATGCGGATGCGTGTCGTTAACTCCGGCTCTTTTTCCCAGATTCCTTAAAATGCTTTCTATCGTGCTTTTGTCTGTTGGAAGCTCAGGATGAACATTCTCAGGATCCTTATACCATTGTTTTAGATCTTTTCGCTTCCTTCCCTTGGTGAGCTCTTGGAGCTGCCCGGCTGTCTTTAATCTTGGCAAAAGATACGGATTCGAGTCGCTTCTACAATCCAGATATTTTTGTATGGCTATTTTTGACTTGGCATTCAAATAAACGAATCTATCCTTTTCACCTTTACCATGAACTAGGATCTTATCCGCCTCGATCTCGTCGATACGAATATTGCAAAGTTCTGATACTCGACACCAAGTAGATAGCAGCACTTCGACTATCATCGTCTCGCGCTCGGTCTGACAATTATCCCGGAGCATTTCAACCTCAATATCCGAAAATGCTCTCTTCTTGGGCTTCGCGAACTTCATTACTTCAACTTTGGCCATAGGATTCTTTTTTATGTGCTCATTAGCATAGAGCCAGCCGTAAAAAGTTGATAGCGCTCTTCGTTCGTTGTCAACGCTTGTCTTTTTGATCTTGTCCACGCGGAGCTTTTTGGCAAGATATAGCTTTATGTCGTCAGCTGTGACTTCATCAACGTTCTTACCGATAGCCGCCAATATTCTTACAAGATAAGACTTGTAGCAGTGAAGCGTTCTTTCTGTCCTTCCCCCGGCTGCTTTTGATGCCAGGAACATGGCTATATATTTCTTGTTCTTGTCTTCGTCTCTGATCGCGACTTCTGTATGTCTCTTCTCGATCTCGTATTCTGACAAGATAATAGTGATCTGTGCTTTGATATCCTCGTAAGGTATTTTTGCCCTGTATGGAAAAAGGCAATTGACTAACTTCGTTTCTAGTTCTTGCCGCATTCCTAGCTCCCCCTATGATGTCAATTAGCTCTTAGCTCTCGCTCAAGAGCCTCGAAGTCGTATTCATTTTGCTGGAAGCTGGTCTTGGCTGCTGCCTTCTCAGCTTTCTCGTCACTCCATCGCTTTTGATTCTTATTCCAGGCATATACAGCATTTTTCCAATTTTTCATCGGGATCTTGCCGCAGTGCCATTCATTGTCTTCGTAATAGTTGTAAAATTCCTGAGCATCTACCGGATAGCCTTTGTCGCGGATATAGGAGTCGATCTCTTCGACTGTTGGCTTCTGGAAGGGAGCTCGCTGTTTCTTCTTTGGTTCTTCTTCGAGTGATGATTGTTCTTCTTTGAGAGATAAAGTCGGCTCGTCCGACTTAATATCTTTTATATATATATCTTTCTCTTTCTCTATATCTATCTCTCCGTTACAGTTTTGTTTCATCTCGGTTACATCGGTGTTACATTGTAACGCTTCGCGTTTCATCTCGGTTACATCGGTGTTACATTGTAACGCTTTATGTCTCTCTCGAAAGTCCCTGACACGCTTGGCACTAGCGGATTCGGAGCCTAAATTCTCGGCTACGATCAAAAATGAAAACTGATTATTTCCTATATCGATCAGGAGCCCAGCACGCATCAAAAATGATATTGTTACTTGTACATTATCAGGATCTTCGTCAATTATTAGTGCCATTTCTTCAGCGAGTGTATTTTCGATTCCTCTGAATGTTATGATGCCCTCATCTTGAAGCGATTTCAGGATCATTTTTAAATAGATACAAGTATAAGTATCTCCTCCGGCTATTTTTCTAAGTTTTTTAACCCATACATCATCGAAAAAATTTTCTTGCAACTTAAGCCAATAGTATCTTTTAGTCATTTTTCCCTCCCCTGTTAGGATTATTCTTTGCAAAAATAGTGGTCTCCGATTTGTTCGGCTGGAGTGCCATAATCTCCATATTTCCCAGCTGTAAAATACAAATACTCGTTATATTTCCGTTCTGATAGCTCCGCAGCTACAGCTTCCTGATCTTCGTCGGATACATAAGTCCAGGCATCGAAAAAACGCTTGTCTGATATGCAAGTAAACTGACCATCTTGAAAGATAACTTCTTCGATAGAGTCTTCAAATGGCCATCCATAATCGACCCTGTTGAGGACTACCGCAGCCACCGCGCGCTTACCTTCAAAAGATTGATTCTCAGCTTCTGCAGCGACGAGCTGACATAATAGCTCAAAATCCTGATTGGAGATTAGACCAATATTCGTATTTAATTTGCTTGAAATTTTGGTAAGATTTGCTTCTTGTTGATATTCAACAAGTTTGATACAATTTTTATCGAAAAAGCTAGTTATAGAGCGTGATTGAAGCGTTTTTTCGATAACATTTAGCTTGAATATAGTATCCGATTCAATATGCTCTTCCCGGAACAAAAGATCGGAAGTCTGACAGGCTTTTGCAGTCGCTCCCACGGCTGCGATTGATACCGCAGACAATATCGCAGTACATTGGATTAATGTTTGGTGCATTAACTCCTCCCGTATTGAATTATTTCGCGCCTGGTTCTCCCAAATCAGGCGCGATTTTTATATGCTCCTTCCTCCGTGATATATGTCAAAGGAGTTGATGATTTATCAGCTTCGCCTTTTAAAACAGCCCGATCGCATGATCTGACATTTAAGCGACGAATCAGATAATCGATCTCGTAAATAGAGAAGAATTCCGGATGATCCCATTTTTTCTTGAAAGTTGGGAAACTTCCCAGCATCTTGTCGGATAAAAGATCCTTGAACCCGTTAACATTCCGGAGCTCCATATATTTTCTAACTACAGATCTAAATTCGTTCCCGTTCATTGCTTTGCTCCATCCGTTGAGTTTAGTTTCCTAAACTTCAATTTTATAAAAAAAGACGCAATCTGGTCCGTTGGGATATCTAATAGCTCCGAAGCTTTAAGTATATCGCTTTGAGACCATTCAATGCGGTTTGTCAGCTTTTGAGATATAGCGCCCTTTGTGCATCCCATAGCTGTAGCGAACTTGGTCATTGTTCCGAACTTCTCCGAGATTCTGGCTCTCAGATCGGAATAATCATATTCGTAATCCGTTTTCATTTTTCACTTCCTAACTTCAATATAGTTTAGATTATCTAAACTTATGATATATAAATCGCGCCTTGTTGTCAACTCTTTTTTGTTTAGAATTATTGAACATGAGAAGAAAATATTTTATAATTTTACGTGGGAGGCCAAAAAATATGAAAGTATCAACTACCGCCGAGAGGCTGAATCAGTTAATGCAGAAGTATGATCTTCGACAGGCTGACGTTCTTAAGCGCTGTGATTCTTTCTCTTATCTTTTTGATGTAAAAATTCAAAAGAGTGACTTATCTCAATATCTATCGGGAAAGATTGAGCCAAGTCAGAAAAAATTGACAATATTAGCTGCTGCCCTAAATGTAAATGAGCCGTGGCTAATGGGATTCGATGTCGATATGGAAACGACCACGATAACACTATCATCGCATGAGCGAAACGTGATCCTAGCATATCGATATCACACAGAGATGCAAGATGCTGTTGATAGACTGCTTGAAATTGAACCAGAAAAAAGGGATCAAATTCCCGGATAATTAATTTTGCGAGGTTCAGGAATGAAGGCCAAAAAGACTAAAAGTGGAAAGTACAAAGTAGTAGTTTCAGCTGGTAAGGACTCGACGGGCAAATACCGCCAGAAAGCTTTTACCGCTCCCACCAAAAAAGAGGCGGAGTTTCTGGCTGCTAAATATCAGATGCAGCGCAAAGAAGATCGGAAGAGCCCGACAATCGATTTTGTTATAAAATCGTATATCGGTTCCCGATCGGCAGTGTGCTCGCCTAAGACGATTCTTGAATATGAGCGAATGAATAGACTATATTTTGAAAGTCTCCGCACTAAGCAAGTAGGAGATCTTGCAAGCGAAGACATCCAGAGATTAATTAATGATCTGGCATTTAATCACTCTCCGAAAACTGTTAGAAATATTATCAGCCTTCTAATCGCGGCGCTAAAACAGCACAATCCTGAGAGAAGATATCAATATACTCTTCCGGCCGACGCAGCCATTGAGAGACATATTCCAGATGATGATGATCTTAAGAAGTTGATGGAACTGAGCCGACCCAATAAAGAGCTTCATCTAGCTATTATTTTAAGCGCTTTTGGTTCTTTGAGGCGGAGCGAGATCTGCGGATTATCTTATGAAGATATCTATCGAGATTTTAACGCGATCTATGTCCATAGCGCTGTAGTTTTAGATCATAAAAATAATTGGATTCACAAGAAATATACTAAGAATCGGCAATCGACCAGACAAGTCATTTACTCAAAGGAAGTTATTGACTTAATTGGTCAAGGAACAGGACGCATTTTTAAATGCACTCCGGACTACTTAACATCAAGCTTTTGTAATCTGAGAGATCGTCTCGGGCTTAAGTGTCGCTTCCATGATTTGAGGCATTACACCATTTCGACGATGCACGCGATCGGAATACCGGATCAATACATTCAACAACGTTCTGGCCATAAAACAGACAAGACCATGAAAGAAGTTTATCGGAATCCGCTTAAGTCTCAGAGCAATGTTTTTGTATCCAGGATTAATGACTACTTTTCAAAGAATTTTAAGGATGAACTCAAACCGGAAAACGAAAATCAAATAATATCTTAACAAGATAATGGACAGAATTTTGGACAGAAATTAATGAAAAAAGCTTTAATTCGATTAAAATTGTTTTAACTGAATTAAAGCTTTTTTAATTTTGGGAGCTAGAGCCGGAGTGACTTTGAGAGTCATTCCGCATTAAATCTGATTTTTTAGTTTGAAGCTGCTGACGGGAATCGAACCCGTATTAATTTCAGCCTTAACGCGCTTATTTACTGAATTTAAAAATTCGGTGGACAGAATTTTGGACAGAATTTTTTGCAAAAAAAGTAGACCGGAGGAAGGCCATTCGTCCGATCTGCTTTCGGTGCAAGAATCAACTTCGAACTCGGTAGGAGTTGACTACTTAAGTATATCACTTCTTATCAATTTTTTGATATATCCCTGAACGTTTTTTTCTGATTCTAATTTCGACAAAATGTCGGAATCAGTCGAAAGATTAAGTTTCAAGGATATTCTTTTGGTATTAGTCTTATCATATTTATATGATGCTGTTTTTTGCGCTTCTGTAGCCATTTAGCATTCTCCTTTCATGTGCTTCTCATCATATTCATCAACATATTTTCGAACAGCCTCAAAGATTATTTCTTTCAGCCATTCCATGTCAAGCTCTTTTTGCGTGTCTATATTGCATATAACTGATGATGTACGCGGCGACCATGCAAAATCTTCCGGAAGCTTCTCATTAACATCGTTAGATATCTTATCAAGGAGCATCACCATATCATCATATGAGATGTATGAGTTTGATGTGTAGGAGTTTATCCCTTCAAATATTGCATCTTTGTTTATGTCTGCTCCTGTGTAATAAGTTGTTGTTTTCATCTTTTTAATTCCTTTCTTTATTCTCCTTTTACTATAAGCTCGCCTTCTGCGTCTCCTGAATGATGCATATTCCACCACATAGCCACGTCCTCAAGGCTCTCGCAGTCCTCTTCAACTCCCCAATATCTTCTAGCTTTTTCAACTTCATCTTCCCAGAAGTGAACTTCTGAATCATAATTTTTTTGCAATCTTTTCATTTTATCCTCATTTCTCCGGGAGTTGCAGCCGCTCCCGGTCGGCTGTGTATTTAATCAAAATGGCATTCGTAACTGATTGAATATTTGGTTTCAAGAATACTATATGCTCGCGATGTAGCTGTATAGTAGTTGATTCCGTTCTCGCTCTTGTCGAGTGTTATGCCCCTTCCCTTGAGGACTTCGCGAGTCTTCAGGAAGTAGTGCTTTCCGTAAAAGCTGAGAGAAGCTTCTATCTGGCAGCTTGGCTTCTCCTGATTCATCTCAGGCGTATAGAGATATGTTCCGGCTCCAACAGCCTTGGGCTGCTCGATTATTGATCTTGTTTTGAAATTTATAATGATTGCTGACATTTGTTTGACCTCCATGTGATTTGTTTCCGTGTTGATAATATAAGTGTACACCTATATATTATATAAGTCAATACCTATATCGGAAAAATATTTATTTTTTTACATTAAAAAAAGACCGCTGCGAGATGCAGCGGCCTTAATGTAATTACAATTTTATTTATGTTAGATAATTCGTTGAGACC